GATGCTCACCACCAAACCCCGCAAGCCAAAGCTCTGCAAGAACCCAGAGTGCCGCACCTCATTCGTGCCGCAGCGCCTCGGGCAGGCCGTCTGCAACTACGCCTGTGGCCTCGCCATCAAGGACGTGCATCAGGACAAAGCTCGAAAGGCACTCGCCGAGATTGGTCGCAAAGAGCTGAGAGCGGCCAAGGAGCGCATTAAGACCAAGGGGCAGTACATGCGGGAGGCCCAAGCCGCGTTTAACGCCTGGGTGCGCGAGCGCGACGCCTCACTGCCATGCATCAGCTGTGGCCGTCACCACCAGGGCTCCTATGACGCCGGGCATTACCGCACCGTAGGAAGCAACCCAACCCTTCGATTCGAACCACTCAACTGCCACAAGCAGTGCGTCCCGTGCAATCAGCACAAGTCGGGCGACATCGTGAATTACCGGATCAGCCTCGTTCAACGCATCGGGGCAAAGCTCGTTGATTGGCTGGAAGGACCGCATGAGCCACAGCGCTACACGATCGAAGACCTGAAGGCCATCAAGGCCGATTACCGGGCCAAGACCCGCCAACTCAAGAACCTGCAAGCCAACTGCCAATGACACTCGGGGGAGTTATGCCAAAACCAATCCTGCAATGGGCCTGCCGTGAGTTGTGCGGCGGTTGGATGATGATCGGGGTAGACGTAGACCTTTCGGCTCCCGGTGAGCCTGAGGCGCTGTTGGGCTACCGCAGAGCGATACACCCGGCACACTTCGACGAGTCAACCGATCCGGTTATGACATTCGGCTGCGTTATAGCGGAAATGACTTATAGGATTCATCGGGGGCTGGAGGTGGGTGCGCAACTTCACACTGCCTCGCGCACGCGCACGTTTGGAGCCTGATCATGCTGGCCGTCATCCAGCAGCGAGTCGAGCACCGGGTTGACTGGTTTCAGGTCATCACGGCCCTGTCACGCACCGGTTATTCTCCGCAGTCGGTAGCTGACGCCATCGGAGTTGCACGCACCACGTTGTTGGGTTGGAAGCAGGGCGCCGAACCTCGTTACACGGAGGGCGAGCGCCTTGTGTCGTTCTGGTGCCAGACCACTGGCAATGACCGTACAAGACTGCCCATGGTCGCGATTGGCGACTGGTGGGCTTATCACTCGAAAGCTTGAGGGAATACCTATGTCACACAAAGACGACCAGCGCGACGGCGACCACGAACAGTTCGAAGGGACCGAGCAGGAACGATTTGAACACCAGTTCGCACAACCGCGCCTACTGAACATCGATAAGCGCGACGGCCGTTACGTCAGCAAACAGACTCAAGAGTTCTGGGTGTGCTGGAGGCTGGGCGCAATATCCGGGCTATCCGATCCGAAATAGTCGGGAATCCGACACCCAAGCCCGCTGATCCTTGCCTAGTCGAGTAACCCGACCCCGCCACTGTGCGGGGTCTTTCTTTCCGAGGTATCAAATGGCAGAGCCAAGCAGCGGCGCAGTGTTGGCCGGCGCAGGGATCATCGGCGTTACCGCTGTGAGCTTCTGGCCTGGTGTTGACGTGAACGCGGTGGTGGGTGCGTTCGCTGGTGCAATGTTCTTCGTGGTGTTCGCAAAGGACCTCACGCCACTGGCCCGACTGGGCTACTTCATCGCTTCATGGGTGGCTGGCTACTACGTCGCCAACGAGGTTATTGGTCGTGAGTGGGCCAGGACTTCCGGCCTTGTCGCGTTCTTCGGTGCACTGCTCATCGTCACTGTCTGCATCAGCCTGTTGGTGTGGTTCGGTGGCGGCAAAATGCCCGGCTGGCTGCAATGGGTCGCCGACAGATTTGGAGGTAGCCGCAATGGTTGATCCATGGACTCTCATCGCTGGCGCCCTCTGTGGCGCCATTTGCATTCGAATCGCCATCTATCGCCGTGAAGGTGCCCGCTACCGTGCTGGTGTGTCATGGCTGGCCTACGCACTGGCCGCTGCAACAGGCTGTGAGTGGCTTTCGATCCTGCTGGCGGCACTGTTTGCCAAGCCAACACCCGCTGTTTCCCCCTACCTGCTGATCGTTCTGCTCGTCCTGGCGGTGCTGGTGTACCGGGCTCGCGGCAACGTGGCGCGCATTCTGAGGATGGATTGATGGCTACCAACGATATCGATGTACTGGCCCGTACGCTGTGGGGTGAGGCTCGCGGAGAAGGTCCGGCGGGGCAGGTCGCAGTGGCCTGGACCATCCGCAACCGAGTGAGCGACAGCAACCCGCGGTCGTGGTGGGGTGAGGGCTATGCCGGTGTATGCAAGGCCCCGTATCAGTTCAGCTGCTGGAACAAGAACGACCCGAACTATTCTTACCTCATCGGCGCCAAGCAGATCCCCTACAACCAGTACGCCATGGTCTTGGCGGTGGCAAAGCTTGTTGTTGATGGGGGCACGCCTGACCCAACTGGCGGTTCAACTCACTACTACGCCAAGAGCATGAAGACTCCACCCAAGTGGACCGTGGGGGCTAAGAAGACCGTCACCATCGGTAACCACGTGTTTTTCCGGGATGTGCCGTGAGGATCCTTGCCGGCATCTGCACTGCGCTCGCCATTGGCCTGCTGCTGGCTCTGTGGCGTATCGATCACGTCAGCACCAGCCTGACCGCTGCCGAGGGCACCATCACCACGCTGGAGAACGCTGCCGATTCCCGCCGCACCACCCAGCGCCTGCTGGCCGACCTCGACACCCAACACACCCAGGAGCTGACCAATGCTCAGGCCCAGAACAAAGACCTTCTTGCTCGCGTCGGCACTGGCGCTCAGCGGCTGTCAGTCCCAGCCCGTTGCCCCGCAGTGCGAACCACCGCCAGCCCCACCGGCGTGGATGATGCAGAAGCGAGAGCCGACATTGACCCCGCGGCTGCTCAAGATATTGTCGCCATCACCAACGACGGAGACGAGGCCATCATTGCCTTGAGTGGCCTTCAGGACTACGTGAACACCAGCTGCATCCCTCGCAAATAGTCGGGAACCCGACAGCCCACCGCCTTGATGCTGGCCCTCGTTGATCAACAACCACACCGAGGCCAGCACCATGCCAGCTCCTGAAGACCTGAAGACCCAATCCCCCGGCGACCCTCTCGCCACCATGACGCCGCTCGCTGGTACCACAGGTGCTGGCTATCCCCCGAAGGCTGATCCAGCCCCTGTGCTGTACGTGGCCAAGCACATTGCCGGCGGACGCTGGTGCGTCGTGACCAATGACGCCGAGGCCCAGCGTGTGGGCGACTTCGTTGGCGACAAGGTGTCGATCCTTGCCGAGGTCGATCGCATGAACGCCGGCGGCGAGCCCTTCGTTGAGGTCAAGGGAGAAGTTACCGCCCAGGCACAGGCCAAGGCTCAGGCAACCGCCGACATCGACCCGGTCAAGCTCAAGCAACCCGTCATGACCCCGGACGGCTGGCTGTGCCCTGAGCCACCAGTCAAGGAGTAACACCATGTCGAGCAAGCCAAAGAAACCTGCTGTCGTTGCCGCGCCTGACCCGCAGATCGAAGCGCAGAAGGCTGCCGATATCGCCACGCAGAAGGCCAACTCCGAAACCGCAGCCCGCAAGGTGCGCAAGTCGCAGAGCAGCCTGCTGTCCAGTGGTGGCGCTCGCGGCGTGGCGCCTGGTGGCGGGGCTGGTGCGGCCACTGAAACTGTAATGGCTCAAGGCAAAAGGACACTCGGAGCATGAACGCAGCCCAGATCGCCAAAACGCTGAGCACCTTGAAGTCACTCCGCTCGCCGCATGAGTCGGTCTGGCGCGATTGCTTCGACCACAGCTACCCGATTCGGGGTAGCGGCTTCTGCACTGAGCAGATCACGGCCATGGAGGCGCAGATGCGCAAGGCCAGGATGATCGACGGGACCACCACGGACGCGGCCCGCATTCTGTCGTCCGGCATCATGTCCGGCCTGACCCCGGCGAACTCGCTGTGGTTCGGCATGGACGTGGGGCAGGAGACCGACGAGGAACGCCGGTGGCTGGACGACTCAGCCGACATCCTCTGGCAGAACATCCACGCATCCAACTTCGACGCGGCCGCCTTCGAGGGGTTGATTGACGTTGTATGCGCTGGGTGGTTTGCCCTGTACATCGATCAGGACATGGAGAAGGGCGGCTTCACCTTCGACTTGTGGCCGATTGCGAGCGTGTACGCCTCGGCGTCCAAGGCTGGCGGCAAGATCGACACCGTGTATCGCGAGTACAAGCTCACGGCAGAGCAGGCGGTCAACGAGTTTGGCGAAGACAACCTGAGCGAAACTACGCGAAAGCTGGCGAAAGACAAACCGCAGGAGCTGGTGCAGTTCGTTCACGCGATCTACCCACGCAGCACGTACATGGTCGGCGCTCGACTGGCCAAGAACATGCCGATCGCTTCGTGCAAGGTCGAGGTGGCAGCCAAGCACCTGGTGAGCGAGTCGGGCTATCACGAAATGCCTGTCGTCGTGCCGCGCTGGATGATGATCCCGGACAGCGTGTACGCGGTTGGCCCGGTGTTCGACGCACTGCCAGACGCCCGCACCCTGAACGAACTGTGCCGAATGGATCTGGCAGCCGGTGACTTGGCCATCGCTGGGATGTGGATTGCCGAAGACGATGGCGTCCTCAACCCGCGCACCGTCAAGGTTGGGCCTCGAAAGATCATCGTGGCCAACAGCGTGGACAGCATGAAGCCCCTGCAAAGCGGCTCAAACTTCCAGTACGCCGAGACCAAGATCGCACGGCTTCAGGGCTCCATCCGCAAGATCCTGATGGCGGATCAGCTCCAGGCGCAGGACGGCCCGGCGATGACGGCAACTGAGGTGCACGTGCGGGTGAACCTGATCCGTCAGTTGCTCGGCCCGGTCTATGGCCGCCTGCAAACCGAGTACCTGCAACCGATGATCGAGCGGTGTTTCGGCATTGCGTACCGCGCTGGCGTGCTGGGCACTGCACCTGAGTCGTTGGCCGGCCGCAACTTCACCGTGCGCTACCTGTCGCCGCTGGCTCGCTCGCAGAAGCTGGAGGAAGTCACCGCGATCGATCAGTTCATTGAAGGCGCGCTGATCGTTGCTCAGGCCGACCCGACTGTCATGGACAACATCGACATGGACGAGGCGCAGCGCTTCAAGGGCGAGGCGCTGGGTGTTCCGTCGTCGGTCATCCGCAGCAAGGCAGACCGCGACAAGATCCGCGAGGACCGTGCCGCAGCCAACCAGCAGGCGCAGGAACAGGCCCAGCAGCAAATGATTCAACAGCAGGCCAGTGAGGCCGCACTCAAACAACAGGGGGCCGCAGCGTAATGGCAATCGAAGTCGATGCAGCGATGTACAAGCGCGTGTTCGAGGACCACCACGAAGGCCGGTTGATCCTCGATGCGCTGACCAACCACTTCGCACGTCCCGCCGTGGTCAAGGGCGGGATTGATGCGGTCCTAGAAACCTACCAGCGAGACGGCCAGCGCCGCGTGCTGGAGTTCATCGTTTCCCAAATCAACAGAGCAAACGGAGTAGATACCAATGCGTTTGAATAATAGTTTTTCCCAGTTCATGGGTCTTATGTTGATGGCCGAGGCTGCACCAGAAGGCCAGCCAGGCGGTGGAGCTCCGACGCCTGCACCTACTCCGGCACCGGCACCGGCGCCAGCTCCTGCACCGTCCGTGCTTGGCACCGGCAACACGGCTACCGACTTCATTCCCGAGAAGTACCGGACCAACAAAGAGGACGGCAGCCTCGACCTTGAAGCGTCTTCGCGCAAGCTGGCCGAGTCCTACAAGCACCTTGAAACCCGCATGGGCTCCGGTGATGCGCCACCCAAGAGCGCTGATGAGTACACGGTCAAGCTGGAAGGCGTCGAGGGCTTCAACTGGGATGAGTTCAAGGCTGATGAGGGCACCCAGTCGTTCCTGAAAGGGGCTCACGCCAAAGGCCTGACCAACGACCAGGTGCAGTACGTGATCGGCGAATACATGAAGGCGGCACCCGGTCTGATCGAGGGCGGCGCACAGCTGACTGCGCAGGACTGCACGGCCACGCTCAAGGCCGTGTGGCCTGATGAGCAGGCCATGAAAGCCAATGTTCGGGCGTCATTCCGCGCCGCCGAGGCCTTCGCCAGCGAGCCGGGTAAGCCTGGCAACTTCGACACCCTTCAGGCCAAGTACGGCAACGACCCGGACTTCATCGCCTTCACGGCCAACATCGGCAAGGAGCTGAAGGAAGACAGCGCCATCAACGGCGGCCAGGTCAATGAGGCTGATTTTGCGATCAAGGCACAGGAGCTGCGCACTCAGCTCGCCGCAATGCCACAGCACGATCCGAAGCGCGCCGGGCTCAAGGCTGAACTCGATGCCATGTACGACCGTAAGTACAACAAGCCTCAATCCCGCCTTGGCTGATCCCAGCTGCAAATAGTCGGGAAACCGACACCCTCCATGCACAAACATCGCAGGCATCCCAGCAATGGGCCGGCCTGCGGTGGCACGCAGATACCCGGAAAGCCCCAAGGCGCAGCAAAGCCGATGCACGCCAGGAATCCCGGCCCGCGATGCGGACACCCGGCAGGCAACCCCCTTATCTGCATTGGAGTGCATCGTATGTCCCAGCAAATCACCGAGGCGTTTGTCCAGCAGTTCGCTGACAACTTCATGCACCTCGCACAACAAGCCACCTCCCGCCTGGAGCCGACTGTAACGATCGAGCCGAACATCGTCGGCATGTCGAAGTCGGTCAACCGTCTCGGCCAGCGCACTGCGACCCGTCGCACCCAGCGCCACGGCGACACCCCGATCAATGATCAACCGCACAGCACCCGTTTCGTGGACCTCTACGACTGGGAAGATGGCGACATGGTCGACGACCAGGACAAGATCCGCATGTTGGTTGACCCGACGTCGGAGTACGTCAAGGCCATGATTGCCTCGCTGAACCGCGCCAAGGATGACGTGATCATCAGCGCATTGGGCAGCAGCTCCCGCGCCACCACTGGCGGCATCATCCTGCCGGCTTCGCAGAAAATTGCGGTGGGCGGTACCGGCTTGACCAAGACCAAGATCATCCAGGCGAAAAAAATGTTCCGCCTGAACGAAGCGGACGAGGAAGCCGGCGAAGAGCTGTTCATGGTCTATCACGCCCAGGCGCTGAACGACATCCTGGCTGACACCACCCTGACCTCGGCTGACTTCATGGCTGCGCAGATGCTCCAGAGCGGCACGCTCAAGGGCAAGTGGATGGGCTTCAACTGGATTCCGTCCGAGCGCCTGCCGAAGTCTGGTGCGACCCGCTTCGCTTACGCCTACGCCAAGTCCGGCGTCACGCTGGGCAAAGGTGCCGAGATCATGACCGAAGTCGGCAAGGATGCGGGCAAGGGCTTCAACGTCCGCATCTACGCAAAAATGTCCATCGGCGCTGTGCGGGTGGAAGAAGAGAAGGTTGTGGAAATCGCGGCCAACGATCCGTAAGGGTCGTTCGCTTCGCCTTCTTCCCCATAGTTCAGGAGCTCAATCATGGCAACAGTTCTCGCAAGTCTCGCGGCGGCCCGAGTGGCTTTCCCGCAAACCCTGGTCAAGCCGAACGTGCAAGGCGCTGACATCCAGACCTTCATCAGCACCTACACCGTACCGGTGGGTGGCCAGCAGATCGCAGACGTTATTTCGTGGGGCTACCTACCTCTCGGTGCTCGCCTCATGCCGGGCACGAAGGTGTATTGCAGCGTTGGCGCAGCATCTTCGACCCTCAATCTCGGGGATGCGGTCACGCCTGCTCGCTATATGGCAGCCACTTCGGTGGCAACTGCTGGCAGTGCTGCGGCTGAGGCCCAGTTTGCCAACGGCGGGCTGTTCGAGGTCAGCGTCACCAAGCCGGGTGATGCCACTGACACCAGCGAACTGCGCTCTGTTGTAGCCGGTGCTGCTCTGCTGGCTGGTCAGGTCATCACGTTGGTTGCGCAGTACGCCGGCCAAAACTAATCGTGGTGCCATGGATGGCAAGTATTTAACCGGGGCCGCGCGCCCCGGTCTTTTTATCTGGAGGTTGACGATGAGCATGGTCACCGGTGTATCGATCTGTTCCAACGCGCTGCTGATGCTGGGCGCACAGACCATCAACGACTTCGCCGACCAGTTGAACCTGGACCGGGCCAAGCTGTGCGCCAATCTCTACCCGACAGTCCGTGATGACATGCTGCGCTCGCATCCGTGGAACTGCGCCATTAAGCGTGCCGTGCTTGCGCCAGATGCCGCCACGCCATCGTTTGGCTACGACCAATCCTTTGAACTGCCTGCCGACTTTATGCGGGTGCTTGAAGTAGGTGCTAGCGGGATTCAGATCGATTACCTGGTTGAGGGGCGAACGATTCAGGCCAACACCACCGTGCTCGAACTGCGCTACGTGTTCCGCAATGAGGTTGAGAGCACGTGGGATGCCTCGCTGGTCAAGCTGGTTACATTGGCAATGGCCGCTGCACTGGCCTATCCCGTGACTCAGTCGTCGGCGCTTCAGCAGTCGCTTGAGCAAAAACTTGAATTGGCAACACGCAAGGCTCGCGCCGTCGACGGACAGGAAGACCCACCGCAGACCCTGGGTGATGAACGCCTGTACGCGGCCCGGTTCGGGAGTGGCTGGTAATGCCTCGCCTGACGCTTGTTCAAACCAACTTCACCGCCGGTGAAATCTCCCCGCGCATGCTGGGCCGTACCGATATCGCCCGCTATCAGAATGGCGCCGAGACGTTCGAAAACGCTTGGCCATTGGTTCACGGGGGCGGTTGCCGGCGTGACGGAACCCTCATCGCCGCACCGGCCAAGTTCGCCGACAAGCGAGCGCGGTTAATCCCGTACATCTTCAACAAATCACAGGCCTACATGTGTGAGTTTGGCGACCAGTACGTACGGATCTACTACCTGAGCGGTGCCTACACCGGTGTCGAGTTGGCGAGCCCCTACACCGAGGCGATGCTCACCGAGATTGATTACGTGCAGGGTGCTGACACCATGTTCATTTTCAATCAGCAGGTGCCAATCTGCCGCCTGCGCCGTATCAGCGATACGAGTTGGAGCCTTGCCACTGCGCCATTCGTGACCACCCCGTTTGATGAAAAAGGGATTTTCTTCAACTCGGGGATGTCGATCAGCGATCCATCCGTGGGCACCGGTCGAACCCTTGTCACCGTGGCGAGCGGGTTCCTGGCTGCCGACGTCGGGCGTGAAATCTGGTCGGGTGGCGGTGTTGCAACCATCACCGCTGTCGGCGCCGCAAACAGTGTGACGGTCAACGTGCTGAACGCTTTCCCGGCTGTGTCGATGGCCAACTGGGGGCTTCAGGGTTCGCCGCAGACCGCGAACACCCCAAGCGCCAAGGATCCGGTTGGTGCATCCACCAGCCTGACGCTGTCGGCTGCTGGCTGGCGATCGGATGACATCGGAAAGTTCGTGAAGATCAACGGCGGGCTGGTCCAGATCACCACCTACACCAGCTCTACCATCGTGAGCGGGGTCATTCGATCCGCGATGACCGCGATCGTCGCTTCACCTGCCAACGCCTGGAGCCTTGAGGCGCCAGTCTGGAACATCATTGACGGCTTCCCCTGCACAGGCACGCTGTACGAGCAGCGCCTTGTTGCTGCTGGCTCTCCCAGCTACCCGCAAACCGTCTGGCAGTCGCGCACGGGCGAGTATCTGAACTTCGAGCTGGGCACCAAGGATGATGACGCTATGGCGTACACGGTGAACAGCGACCAGATCAACCCTATTTCGCACATGGCCCAGACCAAGGCCTTGATTGCGCTGACCTATGGCGGGGAGTTCACCCTTGCCGGCGGCGTTGAGAAGCCCATCACCCCAACCAACATTCAGGTCAAGAACCCTTCGGTTTATGGCTGCAACAGCGTGAAGCCCGTCCGCATCGGCAACGAGTTGTATTTCATCCAGAAATCAAATCGCAAACTGCGTGCCATGGCCTACAAGTACGACTCCGATACCTACGGCTCGCCTGATATGTCGGTGCTGTCTGAGCACATAACCAAGCCCGGCATCGTCGATATGGCGTATCAGCAGGAGCCGGAATCCATCCTCTACCTGGTGCGCTCTGACGGTGTGATCGCCACCCTTACCGTTGACCGGGATCAGGACGTTGTTGGCTGGGCTCGCCAAATCACCGATGGGGCTTTTGAGTCAGTCGCATCAGTCCCTACGCCGACCGGCGAACAGATTTGGGCCATCGTCAAGCGGACGGTGAGCGGGTCCACCGTGCGCTACCTGGAGCGATTCGTCTCTGGCGTGCGTGTTGATTGTGGCGTTGTCGCAACCAGCGGGCCGGGTTCTGCTACCTGGTCCGGGCTCGACCATCTTGAAGGTAAGTTGGTGGACGTGGTCGCAGACGGAGTAGTCATGCAGCAGCAGACCGTGGCGGGCGGCCAGATCACATTGCCGCGCAATGCGTTCGCAGTTCAAATCGGGCTCAACTTCAAAACCCGAATCAAAACACTTACTCCAGACGTGGCCGGCAGCACCGGAAGCGCGCAAGGCAACAGCATGCGCATTGGTGAAATCACCTTGCGCTTCCTCGAAACCATCGGCTGCAAGATCAACGGGCAGACGGTCGCCTTTCGCAACCTGGGCGAGCAGATCCTTGACAAGCCTCCGGTGCTGTTCACGGGCGATCACCGAATGGAGAACCTCGGGTGGGAGCGCGGCCAGGCCCAACTGGTAATCGAGCAGGACCAGCCTTTGCCGTTTCACCTGCTGTGCGTCATCAAAAAAATTACGTTCAACGACTGAGGGGTCACCATGATCAGGCCAGCAATTCACTCTGATGTCCCGCGCCTTGTCGAGCTGGCCATCCTTCTGCATGCGACGAGCGATTATTCAAAAATGGCGTTCTGCCCAGAGAAGACCGGGGACTTCTTCCACGAGCTGATCAATGGTCAGGGCGTCATCTTTGTGGCCGAGGTAGCCGGCAACATCGTTGGCGGGATGGCTGGCGCGGTCGTTGATCAGTGGTTCAGCCATGAACTGATCGCCTATGACTACTCCATTTTTGTCGAACCTTCAGCGCGCGGCGGGGTGCATGCGGTGCGGCTTATCCAGACATTCAAGGAGTGGGCCAGGATCAAGGGCGCCACTCAGATCTATATGGGCATTGGTACCGGCGTCAACGTTGAAGGGACGACCCGG